CCTTGTACAATCGCCTCGGTCAAATCTGCGAATGCGACGAAGGGGTCGCCTTCTGTGTAACTCACCTTCAGATTACCCCAATCGCTTGCAGAGTGGCCGCTCTCTCTGGCGTTCAGCCTCCAGGCGATATTGAATACGACATCTGTCTGGCCCTCAGAGCTTTTATAGCAATCCAACTCACCGAACTCCCAATCATATATCATCTAGTTCTCCATTATCCTGCACTAATTCTCACATCGCCGGAAGAGTTCCAAAGCTGACCAGCTACACCGGGATCACTGGTAACGAGTCCCGTGAGCTTGAACGCCGCGTTGTTCGCGGTGACCGCTTTGTTGAGGTTGATAGCTGTCTGGGTAAGCTCCATCACATTGGCAGTATTAACATGGAAGCGAATAGCAGACCATTTTCCGTTATCACCGATGTCCATCGTGTCGTTCCCGGTCACGACGTTTTCGGATATGATCAGCTTATTCGCATCGTTTGCATTATTGCGAGTGAAGATCCCGAAGTCCTTGTTGAGCCTGATGTCACCAGCACTTGAGGGGTTGGTGCCGATGATGACATCGGTGCCTACGGTCGCACTGCCATCAATGAGTACATTCCCACTAGCGGGAAGTAGACTAATCCCCGCGCTGTCGGAAGACACCAACTGGATGTCGCCTACCGCGCCCCTACTGTGAGCGATATATCCCCGTGCCGCACCACTAGCGCCCTTGAACCATATCTTGTTTGCAGATTGATCCAGTGAGTTGGAATAACCCAGATTGATTCCGGCCTGTGCGCTTATTAGCCCGCCTGTGACCGCTAGCGTACTAGCCATATCTACCGCACCGTCGATATCCACCACATCTAAATTAGTAGTTCCGTCTACATCTAAATCACCATTAAAGTCTGCGTTTCCAGCCAGAGTCAATGTTGATGCCATATCAACAGCACCATCAATGTCTACGATATCTAGGTTTGCGGTCCCGTCTACATCTATATCTCCTGCTAAGTCAATTCCTGCGGCACCAGCTAAAACCAAATCATCGGCAGACGTATCCCATAGCATATAAGCACTGGCTGTATCACCAAAGAATTTGACATCGTACCCAGTATCGTCAGCACCAACCGTAATTGTTGAATCAACCTGTACCGCGCCATCAATGTCTACTGCATCTAGGTTGGTGGTGCCGTCTACATCCAAATCGCCATTAAAGTCTACGTTACCCGCTACAGTGAGTGTGGCACTCAATTCCAGATCAGCGAGTGCGTCAAGGACAGCCGCTCCAGATCCGGCACCATCGGTGAAGATTGCCGAAACATTGCCATTACCGATTGTAATGTTGGCCCCGGAGCCCTGACTGATAATGATGTTTTGAGAGCCGCTTGTGGCGTTCTCAATGATCCAGAACTTGTTGATGGTATTTGGTGCCAGAGTGATGGTACACGCTGAATCCAGTGTGCCCGTATACTTCATGTATATGGCTCTACCTTCATCAGCCGTACCATCTGCTACCGTAGTAGTATGCGTATCGGCGTTGGTCGTGATGGCTTCGGTGCCAGAACCGAAAGCATCTGCTATAAGCTCTAGGTTCGTATTTGTGGAAGTGCCCCAAGTACCTGATTCGGCACCTGTAGCGATCTCCTTCAATCTCAAATTATTGACATACGTTGCCATACTTAACTCCTAGTTTATAACAGCCTTCCAATCAGGCGTCTGCGAATCGGATACATCAGACCATTCCGGTGTCTGTGAATCATCTACAGCAGCCCAATCTGGTGTCTGTGAATCCGATACCTCAGACCACCCCGGTGTCTGCGAATCATCTATAGCTCCCCAATCTGGTGTCTGAGAATCATCTATGATGCTCCATACATTGACTCCAGTTATTCCCGTTGTTCCTACCACACCCGTTACTTCGATATTCTGACTAACGCTCGTCGTAACGCTTCCTACCGCGCTCGTTCCCGCAACCCCGGTAACAGTGACATTTCCGACTCCCGTCACCGTTACCGAACCTACACCACCTGTCGCCGCGACCCCGGTAGCCGCTATCGAAACGTCAATCGTTACCGATACCGAACCAACTGCGGCTGTTCCGGCCAATCCTGTTACCGAAACACTTCCATCACCTGTCACCGTTACGGAACCAACTGCACCCGTTCCGGCCAGACCCGTCAGCGTAACATTTGCATCTGCTGTTACGGTAACGCTTCCTACACCACCCGTAGCCGCCAAACCAGTGACGGTTACGTTCGCATCTCCGGTAGCTGTTACGGTTCCTACCGCCCCAGTACCAGCAATTCCTGTTACGGTGACATTCGCATCTCCTGTTACCGTAACACTTCCTACTGCACCCGTTCCAGCTATACCCGTTACATCAACGGGAACTGGCTCGCCCCAAGTGCTAGAACCCCATGTTGAGCGGCCCCAGCCTGTTACATTTGCCATGCTACGCTATACGAATAATCGCGTTACTCGCATCTGCCGCAGGAAAGGTGACCGTAAACGTACCAGCAGTGGCCGTTTTCAATGCACCAAAATCTAAAATAACAACAGACGCATCACCTGAATGACTATCATTAAAAATCATTGCACCCATAGCCGAAAACGTAGCAGTAGACCACGAAGTATCAGCAAAATCAGTATAGGCGGTCGTACTACTTGTCGTAGGATCTACCCGTGTAAGTGAATTTCCTTTAGCAGAGTAGGCAGATCCTGCATCATTAGTAATCTCATTACTACTGGTATACGCTGTAGTGGCGGCAGTGAATGAAGAACTATCTGTATATAGAGCCATTCTAAAGGTGTCACCGCCTGAATTCTTAAAGTTGTGACCAGCTTCCATTAATTCTTTCTTAAAAGAGGTACACATAAAATTTCCTGAAAATGCCATTATAGCTCCTCCACTGAGTTGGCCAAATCGTTGTGGCCCGCTGAACGCAACAGGGTAACAATCCTAGAACGGTCTTCATTAATTGCTTCGTACATATAGTACTTCACGGCTTTATAGATGGACTCCTTAAACTCTATCGCCTGCTCCGCTATCAGTGGATGTGCGTCCTCGCCTACGGACACAATATGATCGGATACCCGTGTTGCCCAATGATCCGGGCCAAGGGTGGTATTGTTGGTCGTGGTGACTATGACGTTACCCACTTCCCCGGTAAACATCAGTGAACAGGCACTCTGATTGTGCCATCTCTGTACTCATCAACAGTCATGCGTCCTTCTGCCTGCATCTTCAGAAGATCCAGTGCTTCCTGATATCGCTGCTGATACAACTGCATCATGTCCGCATCACCTTTCATGTAGGTATACGCCTCGACCAGACAGCCGTAGAGCAGAACCGTATCGGCGTTCGTGCCCAACCATGAAGGGCTCGTGTCAACGATTGAGGCTGGCTGATAGTAGTAATGAAGCTCCGTAACAAAATCAGCGTTGGGTGTAGGGCCAACTATAAATGTGTCACTAGCGAAAATACCGTAATACTTGGGAACCCCTTCGGTGGACGCATTCGGATAGGTTGCCCTGATAAAGTTCGCATCCTTGTTCAGCAAAAAGATCTGGTTACTAGAACTGGTAATCGACAAAGACAATGGAAACAAAAAGTCCGTGGGCATCGACAGGTATTGATTACCATCGGTGATGGTGCCTGCGACATTCTTGCGGTTCACGGGCAGGTTGACTGAGCGATAGATGCGCTGTTCAGTCTGCTTGATGAACGTGGGGATAGCAGCCACGAAATTCGTTTCCGTGTTATCGCAATAATCCTTGATGGCCGCAGTCAGTTCAGCGTAGGTCATGTGGTCACCGTCACGGTCCCGACTTGTCCATGTGCCACAATGTTGCCCGATCCACCCCCATTACCATTTCCTACGGGATTGAACGCAAACAATCTCCTGCTGATATCTTGTGACAAATCGGGGCGTGGATTTCTAATTGCCTGTGGGTCAGAATAATCACCAAGTCTGCCAAGGAAGTTTTGGGGCTGATCTTCGTCTAGCATATTCCTGCCGACCATAAGACCTGTCATGCGACCAGCCTTAATCTGTGGTACAAGATCTTTGAGCTTATACCTGAATCCCGTGCGGTCGCAAAACCCAAACGCATACTTGCCCTTGGCATATTTGGCCATCAGGAATAGCCCCCAGGCACAAAGTGGACAGAAGCTCTGTCACGATCTTCCTGTTCCGCCAATTGCCACTGAAATTCATATTCAGCTTTAAGTTCAGGGGAGCGCACAAACGCTTCTGGATATTTCTGCGATATCATATAGGCAAGGCCAGATACCAATGCCGGGAGGAAGCGAGCGGGCACATCTGGATCAGTAGATCCCACGGCACCCGTATCCTCAATACGCCGTATTTGCTGATAAACAAACGTGTAAGCTTCACTAGGCGTGGGCCAAAAGTAAACAACCGGAGCATCACGTTGCTTGTCGATATACAAATTTACGGGACGCCCTTCGGTGAGCTTATTCGGGATCGTGGAATATTGAGATACACTGAACCGCGAGAGCGGCAAATCGCTTTGTGTAGTACCAGATCCATCACGAATCCAATACTGAATCAAATCAACGGTATCCGAATCCATAGTGACCGTAGAGGTTCCTGGCGTCAGGGTTTTGGTGCCCTGCTCGACAGTCCAGAAGTTGAGGCCGCGATTCACCCACTCAAGGCTCAAGAGATTGAGAGACCTACGAGCCGTCTCAATGTCATAGCCTGTCTTGGACTGAAGACCACATCTCTCAAACGCCTCTTCGATTACCTCTGAAATTTCGAGGTTAAATGCAGAGGTTCCAGAAGTAGCCATTACTTATCCCCAAATTTGTCTTTGCACTTCTTCTTGAACTCGACAACCTTTCCAGGCGTCAGAGATCCATTGCCGATCAAGCCACCACTTCTCATTTCCGCAAAATCCTGTAAAGAACCTTGTTTGGAAAACTCGTTAGTAATCGCTTTTTTAACGAGTCCACCATACGCCTTTTCTCGTTCCCACCTGTCCGCCATCTCAGGTTCGTTGGCGTGCATCCACTTCCTCTGTTTCTCGCTCTTAAAAGGCATCTCTAAAACGCCTTCCAATTAGGATATTCTTCAGCAATACGACTTGTATGGCCAACCTCTTCCTCATGGCCAGGATAATTTTCAACAAGCTTACTGTAGTAGCCCCAATTATGGTCCGCCCCTGCCTTCTTCTCTATCATCTCGTTACAGCTTGGAAGCTTGACAGTCGGATTTTGAGGATCTTCAGCCATTAGTAGCTCTTCCTCATTGCCATCATAATGGTATAACGATCACCGCTATCATCACCCGTGGTGGTGAAATTGATATCTCCGGTTGGGCTAGACGCATTATTTGTAAGGGGTCCAGCTTGGCGGAAATCGTAGAAGCCATAGCCACTGAGCGTCCAACAGAGAGCATCACTGCTGGCATCCCAAAGAATATCTACGGTCATACCAGAACAGTCATACCATATCTGCTGGATTGTTACGCCCGCGCAGGCTCTTTCGGTGCCGGATTCAGCACTAAGTGCGGAGACATCGACCTTGGTAACTGCGGCTTCACCACTACCATCGGAGATATTGGTGAATTTCATAACGGCAATGCGGTCGCCGTCTTGGATCGTTTGAGACGTTACTGCGTCAGCCATCTGATTCTCCCCACGAGGACAGGGTTTCTAGCCCCGCTCGCTATAGGAGATAACGGCCACCCACCCATTTGGATGGGTGGCCCTATCTCAATTAACGAACCATATCTTACTGATCGGAAAAGGCAGGTACATCTGCACCTTCCTGATGACCCCATATGATCCAATTCGTTGAATCTTTTGCCAGAATATTGATTTCAAACAAACCAAAATCTGTCAGGGTCAGTATGGAGTTTGAATTCCCATCAGCATACACGGAAACATTGTCTGCGTTGGAATCCAAATGGATGACACCACCAATGAAGTAGTTCGTATCGGAGCCCGTATCGAAGATGACGTTTTCAGTCTCTTCTGCCGCACCACCGTATATAAACTTGAACCACACTCCCGCCGTGGGCGACGGAAGAGTAATCGTCCGGTTTCCACCAAGCGCCGGAACAACATTGACCCTACCACCATTAGCAGTAGCGGTCAGGGTGGTATCAGCATCACTGAACGTAATGGGAGTAACCTGCAATCCCGATCCGTCTAGGCTGAATTCCGTTGTGAATGCACCAGTTGTTGAGCTTTTCGATACTACATCGAATCCGTCTTCGGATCTGACTGGTCCTGAAAAAGTCGTGTTAGCCATTATTTCTCCCTGTCTTGGCTAGTGTCTACCGTTTATCGGCAGTCAGGAAAAAAGAAAAGGGCAGGAACGGTCCCAATATGGAACCGTCCCCACCCCCTACTCACTACGTTACTCACTACGCTCCGGGTGATCCCCAGATCCCAAGGGGATCGGAGACGCCAAAGCTGTACCGCTCGCGGGCCTTGTAGCGAACATTTCCGGTATCGAAATCACCGTCCATGCTCGTTTCCAGAGACACACGATTGAAGTGCTTCATACCATTCGGAATGTCGGTAAGAAGGAACCACGCATCCGTATCAGTCAGGAAGTGATTCACAACTGTCCCGCCAGGAACAACACCCATCGAACGTATAGCATTGATGTCGTTGTCCGCAGTTGAAGGACGAAGCTCAGATTTCATTACCCGTGTCGCCACGAACTGCAAGTCGGGCGGGATAACGAGCGTCTGGGGACGAGCAGCGATCATAAGGCCACGCTCATCGGTCCATTTGCCAATCTGAATTACAGCGGCCTCAAGAGAAGTCTCGTTGAGGTCAACGGCAGTCGCTGGACGGTTGGAGTTTTTGCCACCGGAAACGAGCGGGTGACCGTCACCACCAGTTACGCCATCGCTTGACGCCGTGAAAAGATTTACACCGTCGCCGCTCTGATAAGCGTTGGTAAACCCATTGTTCAATGGAACAACAGCTTTAACCTGCTTGGTGTGAGCCATGGCGCGAGCCAAGGACTTGGTGTAACGAGCCGACAAGGAATCATAGAGATTGTCTTCCAT